CAGGGCCTAAACGTAGAATATTGGAAAAACTTCTACATCTTGACCATCATGCAAAACCTTGTGATGCGACGAGAAACTGTCATTTCCCTTTTCACATCTCTTGTTCAGGAGTGGAAAGCTCGGGACTGTGTTAGCACAGACCTTGAACCCGTGAACAAGGGTAGCCGGATGATCGACCGGGTACTAGTTGACCTGTATGGAGTGAATAACTCCCTTAGACTCAACGAATACTCGGATAGCCGATTATCTAGTTACCTAGGGACGCTCTATAACGTTTGTAACTGTCCTTGTGTGAAGGCAGCTCCAAAAGTTGCAGAGTACGCCTTGGATACCACCGACAGAATCATGGATCTCTGCCGGGCTCTAGGCTATAAGGGTCGGTTTGATTTGGATTGGATTCAACAGACCGATGTACACTACGCCTTGTGTTACTTGACGAGGTGTTGGGGTGCTAACCTGAAGTATCATTCTCAGTGGCTTTTCAACCACTTTGAGGATCAACAACAGCCAGCGCGACCTGCTGAAATAGTGGGGCGGGACGGGTTTCTTTGTTATGGAAGACCCGGAGCAACCATCCGAAGACGATTGAGAGGTTGGGGCTTAAAGGCAATGGAGAGTCGGTTGACGATTCTTCAGGGTTTTAAGAAGTCCCTTCTTCCCCTTCAGGAAGAGGATTGGTTCTCGACTGTTGAAGGTACAGCTAAGAGCCTTGGGACGGAGGCTCCCGATGCCTCGGAAGAGGTAGTACGGGAGTTGGTTCGGACAGGTGAGGAGTTGCGGAGGAAGATGCCTGCTTATGTGGTTCGAAAGAACTACAAGCTCTCTAACTCTGCATGCCGTGAAGCCAAAAGATCTGAAGGAGGCTTCGCTGGAGAGTATTTCCGACGTATGGGTATTAGAAATAGTATCGTATATCGGATTTCTCGTCCTTACCTTGTTGGCGACTTCAAGACTATTGGAACGTCTGAAGTTGGGTTGGTGTATTCTCGGTGTGAGTTCAACTATCGCGATGTATACAATGAGTATACCTCTTATTCTAATGCTTTCGAAGAGCAGTCTCCGATGAGCAGGTTGAGTGAGAGGACCTCTATTGTCGACGTACGTGTGATCCCTGAACCATTCAAGTTCCGTGTCATTTCCGTGGGTGAGTTCAACTCTTACTCAGTGTTGAAACCCTTACAGGTTATGTTATGGAAAACACTCCAGAAATTTGAGTGTTTTAGCTTGACTGGACGGGGGGCTGATGATCTGTTCTTTCGAGCAGAGTCCATTATCACTAAGTACTGGGATGTAGGAATGAAGTTCCTATCTGGAGATTACAAAGCAGCAACGAATATGTTGTCAAGCTATGCTGCACAGACTTTGTCTGAAGCGTGGTTAGCCGACTATCCGGAGCTGTCAATGTGGCTCAAGAAATCCCTGTACACCTCTACCTTGACCTTTGAGAAGGCAGGAAAGGGTGTGGTATCATCGCTCCCTGGACAGGAAGAGATCACATCGACGTTTGATGACGTCGAGATGTTGAACGGGCAGCTTATGGGGCATCCTTGCTCCTTTCCGATTTTGTGTGGTGTTAATGCCGCTATCTGTCGGATGGTGTTGGAGAAGGTCTGGGGTCGTCGGTTTAGCCTGGACGACCTGCCACTTTTGGTCAATGGAGATGATTGTCTCCTCATTGGACCTAATTCCCTCTACAGTGAGTGGAAGTCGAGAATTGGTGAGGTGGGATTGGTGGAAAGTGTTGGTAAGACTTACGTCTCTGACAAATTCGCCATGATCAACTCTCGCTATCTTTCGATTAGAACAAGAGCTGTGGAACAGAGTAACCTCGAAGTGACATCTGATGTCTTTTCTCAGATGTATTCCGATGTGTATACTAAGTATGTTGCATATATTGCCCATGATGTGGGGTATTGCAACTTGGGAATCTTAGTGGGCCGTAAGAAGGGTAGTAACGTTGATTGTGAGGTCAACGTGGCAGAGAAGGTTGATGATCGCTCGGCGTACGCATTTTGGCAATCAGCTGCTGATAACTTCAAACAAATGAATTTGAGGTGTAAGCGACTGAAAGTCGATTTGGGCCGTTATGTAAAGAGCTTTCAGAGATACTTTTCAGCTATCCCTTTAGATCTTCACTTGCCGAAGGAGCAAGGTGGATTTGGCTTTGAGGAGGAAGGGTCTTGTGGAAAGACCCTGCTGTTGCATAAGTTCCGTGCAACAGATTGCCAGTGTCACAAGAACACTTTGTTGAGAAAGTACAAGATGCACTATGATGTGTGTCCTGGTTCTGACTCTCCAAAGTGGAGAACACCATTTGTGATGCCGCGTACCTCAGCTATAATGCTTGGAGAAGCTTATTATAGCGGTGGAATGGCGACTGTTTACGACGACGATACCTTTCCAGACTTCCTTGCGGAAGCTTGGGAATGGGGTAAATTGTCGAAGCGGTTTGCCGTTCGACGCAGTGATGTTGCATCCTGCGATCCCGAGCCAAAGGTCCAGCACGAGTGGACGGTAACGACGTGTTGAGCGTATCAATCACGACTGTAGCCATCATGGGAATGATGGCCCCGGAGGTATCCGTTTGAGGATTTAGTGAGAGGGACTACGACTTTGGTCGTGTCCGGGAGTAGGTATTGTACATGGGAAGTCCTTTGTTGATAACATAGGATCTTCGGATCGTGAAAGAACGTACATCTAACTATCGTTTGGTTTCGATAAGTTAGCTAATGTTGTGTTCATGCACGATAGGTTATGATGAATCTTTCGATCCAAGTAACCATGGTATGTATACCATTCCTGGGCGCACTTTAGGTCGCGCCGCTCACCTTCGGGGGTTCCAGTAAGA